ACAATAGAAAAAGATCAACAAATAAAAGGTAAGGGAAATGGGGATATTTCACCTAAATATATAGATTTTATTATTGAATTTTTAGAGTTTACAGGAATGAATGTAAGAGATAATGAAATGAAACATCTAGGTTATAAAGTAGTTGCATTGAATCAATATGTTAAAAATAAATTATATAAAAATAAATATATTAGAGAAAATGAAAAAATAATATATAATGATAATGTTGTTGTTTTTCAACATATTGACGAAGTTGCCAAATATAAAGGTGATAAAATATGTTTACTAAATGGAGATGCTAATTTTGAAAATAGTGAAATTGCAACTTTAGACAATCTTACTTCAATTGGTGGAGATGCTAATTTTGCAAACAGTGAAATTACAAGTTTACGAAATCTAAATTCAATTGGCGGATATGCTGATTTTGAAAACAGTGAAATTACAAGTTTAAACAATCTTACTTCAATTGGCGGATATGCTGATTTTGAAAACAGTGAAATTACAAGTTTACGAAATCTTACTTCAGTTGGCGGATATGCTAATTTTGCAAACAGTGAAATTACAAGTTTAAACAATCTTACTTCAATTGGCGGAAATGTTTATTTTGCAAACAGAAGAAAAAGATTTATTATGGAATCAACAAAATAAACAAGGAGATAAGACAGTGGAATATTTAAAAAATATGTTTGGATTTAATAAATAGGAGGATAATATGAATATAAATAATATAGTAAAACAGCATAAAACAATTTGTAATTATTGAAATATGGTTTATATTATATGTAATGATAATTTTGTAAAGAGATCTTTGCGTTTATTATATAGGAGTTAAAATGATAGATATAACACTAGGAATGAATAGAACATTGACTATAGCAGCCGCTACGGTTACAAATGTCACATTGCCGTTTCTAGTTAGGCTTGTTGAAATTGAAAAAGAAGATCAGCCAGCATTTTATTTAAAGGTAAATTCTGAAGTAGAAATAGGATTGTTAAACGAAGCAAAATATATATCAAAGAATATTCTATCATTTAACATATACAACGAGCCATCAATATCTTCAGGCGTTCCGGGGATAGAGTACCCATTCAATTTTATATCATTTTATAGTACTTCAGAGGTGACAATACATTTTCTAAATTTAACGGCAAATGCAGGATCATAATTTTAATTGTGTTAATATTAAAATAGGCTAGGTTAGCTACTGAACAGCAGTTTACTCAACTGCCCGCCTATTTCTTTATAATGAGTTATAATAGGAGTTATAGACTATGATACATAAACTAGGAATGCCTTATCAAGGATCAAAACGTAAACTTGCAAAGCCTATAGTTGATAAAATACTTGCTGACAATCCAGGGACTAAATATGTTTTTGATTTGTTTGGCGGCGGTGGTGCAATGTCCTTTGAGCTTTTACAACGTCCCGGAATTAAATTAGTAGTATATAATGAGCTAAATACAGGTGTAGTTGAATTATTAAAGGATATACAGTCAACTGGAGTAACGTCTAAGTATTATCAATGGATAGATCGAGAAACGTTTAATGCTAATAAAAATAAGAATGACTGGCTAGGTGGTTTCTGCAAGGTATTATGGAGTTTCGGCAATGCACAAACCTGCTATTTATTTGGTAAGCCAATCGAATATAATAAGCGATTAGCACACTTAATGATTGTAAATAAAGATAAAGATGCTTTATTAGAGTTAGCTAATATATTAGAGATAGATATACCAAAAAACATATTAGATATAGAAAGCATTAATAATAGAAGACTAAAGTTTAGTAGTATAGCAAGAGAGAATAGAAAGCGTTTTGATTTAGAGCAATTACAGAATTTACAGAATTTACAGCAATTACAGCAATTACAGCGATTAGAGCGATTAGAGCAATTACAGCGATTAGAGCGATTAGAGCAATTACAGCAATTACAGCAATTAGAGCGATTAGAGCAATTACAGCATAATATTAAAAAGCAACCATCTTTGTTAGATGAACAGCATTTATATCTTGACGACTTAGATATACAGAATAAATCATTTGAGAATGTTATAATAGATACACCAGTGGCAGAGACTATAATATATTTAGATCCACCTTACAAGGGCACACGTGAGTATGAAAAGAAACTTAATCATGATTTATTAGTTGATTACATTAACAACTCAAGATATAAAATCTACATGTCATCATATAATAGCAGGCTTAGATGTATAGCAGAGTATAGTCATAGATGTACGCTATCCGCTACTGCTAATAATAAAGTTACTGAAAAGTTGTTTGTGCGTAATATAGGTGAAAGAGTAGCTAATATTTTTAATATATAGGAAAGACAATGTCAAGAAAATCAAAATATGATACACACGTTAAGCATCGACTTAAAGAAGTTGCCGCTTGGTGTAGAGACGGCTTAATAGACGTACAGATCGTAAAAAAATTAGGTGTTGGTCTTACCTCATTTTATCAATATCAAAAGGATCATCCTGAATTAATTGAAGTCCTTAAAAAGAACAAGGAAGTAGTAGACATAGAAGTTGAGAACTCAACGCTTAAAAGTGCACATGGATATGAGGTTGTTGAGACTACAAAAGAAATGCGTTTAAATCCAGATACAGAAAAATACGAGTTGGTTGTTATCAAAGAGGTAATCAAACATGTTCCCCCTAATGTAACCGCACAGATCTTTTGGTTAAAGAACCGTAAACCTGAACAATGGTCAGATAGACATGACATTAATCATAACTTTGTAGGCCCGGCTAAAATTGAGTTTACAGATAATAGTGAAGTAGAAGAAGAGGAAGAGATTAAAGAAGAAAACGAATAATGGAAATATCTTATAAATTTAGGTCCTTGTTTGAAATATTAAGCACAGACAAGAAATATGAAGATAAATATAAGGATATTAGATATATAGTTTTAGTCGGTGGCAGAGGATCAGGAAAATCATACGCACTTGCAGCAGGAATAAATACCGCATCGTATAATAAAGGATGGGGTTTTTTATTTACTAGATGGACAATGGTATCTGCGGCAACCTCAATCATACCTGAATTTTTAAAACAGGCAGATGCATTAAATAATGAGAATGATTTTATATTTATTAAATCACGTGTAGTAAACACACAATCAAACGCAGTAATCGATTATAAGGGTATTAAACCACAAAGTAGTCAATCTTCGGGTGCATTGAAGTCAGTATCAGGAAAGAACGTATTTATAGTTGAGGAGGCAGAGGATTGTCCAGACTTTGAGCTATTCGATAAGATAGATAACTCAATTAGGACAATAGACCATAAAAATTTAATTATACTATGCTTAAATCAAGGCCATGTAAATCACTGGCTATACACTGAATTTATTAAAGAAAAACGAGATGATGTATTAATATTAGAATCAACATATCTTGATAATTTAAAAAACCTAGACAAATCGTTTATTAAAAAAGCAGAGCGCGAGAAAAAAAGAAACCTGAAGCGCTATAGACATATTTATCTTAACGAATGGCAGGACTCAGTAGACGGTGCATTATGGTTACAATCAGACATATCAGTTAATAGAATAAGTGTAGAGGATTATAAGAATAAAATTGAATCAGATATAGTTCAGATAGTAGTAGCATTTGACCCAGCCGTTACAGATGAAAAGAAGAACTTATCAGGGCAAGAACCGGACGAAGACGGAATAATGATAGTAGCAAAAGATAGACAAGGTCATTGCTATGTATTAAAAGATCTATCATGCCGGGGTAAGAGAAGCGAAATATCTAAAATCATTGTAGGTGCTTATAAAGATTATAATGCTAATTTTATAGTAATAGAAAAAAATAACGGTGGGGACTGGATCCCTACTGTCATTAAATCAGTTGATAAATATGTAAGGATTAAAACAGTCACAGCAACAAAAGGTAAAAAACTAAGGGCTGAACCAGTACAGGCACGATATGAAGAGGGTGAAGTTCACCATGTAGGTCATTTGACTGAACTTGAATATGAAATGACAACGTGGGTCCCAGATACAGGAATGAAAAGCCCTGGAAAAATAGATAGTTTAGTCTGGGGAATAACGGCACTAACAACAAAACAAAAACAATTTAAAGTTTTTACAACTTAGGATTAAAGTATGAGATTATTTAGAAAAAAAAACATAGTGCCAGAAAAAAAGGGGATGAGTACAGACATTCGGCAGCTAAATCTAAAAGGTGGGATAGGTGAAATATTAGGATATGCTACAGCAGGTAAAATGAAATGGCATCAAATCAGTAACTCGATTGCCTGGAACTATTACATGCAGGTATCTGTTATATATAACGCAATAGATATTATATCACAATCCTATTCAGTTGTTAAACCTAGAATTTATGATAATCAAGAAGAAAAGTTCTTAACAAAAGAAGATACAAAAGTTCCAGCGCTACAACTATTAGAATTATTAAAATCCCCTGAACAGGGGTTTTCTTATAATGAGCTAGCGCGTGAGATAGTACCGAATTTTTTAGTGACAGGTGATTTATATTTCAGGATCAAATCTGCACATGAAAATTCTATCCCCATTGAAATTGAAGTTATAAACTCGCAGGATGTGTCACCGTATGAGGATAACATCGAGGGGAAGCCGAATCGTTATGATATTTCGTTCATGGGCGGAACAGAGGTATTTTTAAGGGACCACGAAACAGGTAGGTTCTTTAATAGTTTGCGAAATCATGAGCTATGGCATATCAAGACATTTAACCCATCAAGTAAGATTAAAGGTTTTTCTCCTCTGAATGCACTATACTATGAGATAGAGCAATTTATTTCAAGTTCCGTACACAATGGGAATATAATGAAAAATGGAATGCGACCTGCCGGTGTGATGACAATAGATCCTGAGGCAGACCTTTCAGATGAACAATACCAACAGGTTAAAGATCAAATTAAAAATTTCTATCGCGGTGAGGGTAACGCCGGGAATGTATTAGTAATACAGGGAGGCAAAGAGTTTAAGGAATTATCTATTAATAATAAAGATATGGATTTTGCTACTCTTAAAAAAACAATTACAGAACAGTGCTATCGTAATTTAAAGATTCCTATGAGTTTAGTTTTGTCAGACTCTATGACGCTAGATAACTTCAAACAATCAGTTCCAGTCCTTTATAAAATGGCAATACTTCCCCTGCTTGATAATATAATGCAGGAATTAAATTTATTTCTTATGCCTAGATATGATGACTCAGGCAGATATAGATTATCATATAACATAAAAGATATACAGGCCCTTGAGATTGATTTTATGAGTCGTGTATTAGATGAGTTAAAAACAGGACTGCTCAGCAGGGATGAAGGGCGTGAACTAATAGGAAGGGATTCTCTTAATGACGATAGAGGTAAAGAAATTATATTTTATAATAGTGCTAAACTCAAAACAAATGCTGTAGATCAAACTTTACCTACAAAATCATTATCTCAAGATGAGTATAATTCACTATTACGCAAGAATAATTTTAGTGAAGATCAGATTACAACTTATATGGATAAATATTACAAAAATATATAGATCCTTTAATTGATGGGTATTTTTTGGCAAATATGATACATGAAAATTTAACGTAGGTAAATAATGGCAATACTAAACAAAACTAATGAACAAATGAAATCAGAAGCACAGGCGCAGGATGATATTGATTTAGTTTTTGAGAAAACAACTGAGCGTAAACTTAATTCATTAGTTAGGATGATAGTTGAGGAATTTGTTATAGTTTACGCTGCAACCGGTCGAATTATAAGCACATTACAATATATTGTCGAATTACAACCTCTAATTATTCAGGCATATCGTAGAACTAATAGTGAGTTTAGTGTTTCATATATGAATGACCTGGAGGAGGCGCTAGCAAGATCAAAAACTGATGCTGAGAAGATAAGGCTAAGTAATCTTATAAAAATTAGGGATGAAGCAAATCCTATTATGCTTTTAGCGTTATTAGCATGGTCAAAACGGATGGCACCAGTACAGAGCAGATATATAGTTGAAACATGGGGCAAGATAATAAGAAAAAACGTTGATGATGTTGTTGCGGATCTTTTATTATCAGAGCAGGCACTTGATAATAAGATTATAGCACAAAAAACCAAGAAGCCTTTACTTGATGAGTTAATCAATCATAATAAACTAATAGCAACGCAGGAAATACAAACAGCAACAGAGAACGCTAAGCATACAGAAGTTAGTGAGTTTAATCAACAGATTAAAAGAAGCGTAATAAATATAGGAATATTAAAAGCAGCGGAGATTGAAAAAAAGTGGATAACAATGGGAGACCTAAAAGTTAGAGAACCTCATGCGAGAGCTAATGGACAGCGCAGAAATCTCAATGATCCTTTTTTAGTAGGTGGTGAGCTATTAAAGTATCCTAATGATACATCTTTAGGCGCAAGCGTCTGGAATATTATTAATTGTAGATGTAAATCAATATATTTATAAAATTAGATAAAATAATTAAATTCAATTGGTAAAAACAATTATACATGGTATATTATATATAATCAATGCTATATTATAAATACCTAGATGGGGAAATATGGACAAAGAAATTAAAAGAATTGAAGTCCCATTTTTGGTGACAAAAGAAGATATGATTGAAGGTGATATGTATTTTACTTTCAAAGGATACGCGTCAACATTTGGTAATATAGACAGGGACGGGGATACTATAGAACAGGGAGCTTTTAAAAAGTCATTAGAAAAGTTTTTAGAAACAGGGAATAAATTACCAATTCTTTGGCAGCATGAAATGGACATGCCTCTCGGGATTTATACACGTTTTACTGAAGATGACAAAGGATTGCTAGTTGAAGGTAAAATGCCTAAGGCTGATAATTTTGTATCCGGTAGAGTTATTCCTCAAATGAGAATTGGTTCAGTACGTAAAATGTCAATAGGTTTTAGAATTTTAGAAAAAGAATATCAAACAATTGACGGAAGAAATATAAGAGTTATTAAAGAAGTTGAGCTGTTTGAGGTTTCACTAGTAACAATACCTGCAAATAATGAAGCTGATATTACAGGAATGAAATCATTCACTGTTTATAACGACTTACCTTTAGCAGAATTAAAAACTATATGGAATAAAGAGGATGCGCTAGGACGTGTCAGGGTATTAACAAACTCAACAGCACAGCCAAATTGCGGATACAATAAAGCATTCTTAAATTATGATATAGATAAGAAAAGTCTATATTCAAGCTATACCCTAGCTTTTGCAGATGTAATAGAAGATCAAATAAAAGCAGTTCCAGAAGCAATATTTGAAGTCGCAAAACAACTAATGACCGAAAAATATAATAGTAATATTAATCCAGAGGACCGCCTTAAAATAATAACAAACATAAATAAATACTATGCTAAAATGCGTAAACAATTCGAAGATGCTGATATTATATCACCTTTTGAAGAAGATACAGCACAGCTAATTAAAACATGTACAAAACTTTCAGATGTAGAATCGATATTTAAAAAACATTTCTTTAGCAATAAAGAATCACAGATGATAATATCAAAAATAGCAGAATTAAAGCGGCTTGGTGACCAAGCTGCCGAAGATAGCCAAAACGATGATGTGTTGGCAAACGAGTTAACCGACATTCTGTCGGAATTTAAAACAATTAATATCAGGGAGATATGAGATGTCTAGAGAAGAAAACGCACCTGTACTGCAAGAGTTCAAAGCAATAGCAGATACACTAAAAACAGATCTTGCTAATTTAGTATCAGAACAGAAAAAATCAGTTGATCAAATTGCTAAAGATGGCAAAGTACATGCAGATACAGTAATTAAACTCGAAGAAACTGTTAAAGGGATTAAAACAGAATTCGAAACCAAGGAAAAAGAATATCAAAAATCGATTAAAGATCTTGAAAAATCTATGGCAAATGCAAATGCGTTTGACAAAGCTGGTGATCTATCGAAAAACATTAAAAATTTTAACAAAATCCTAAAATCAAATAATAAACAAGAAATTCAGTTAGAAAACGTTTCAGAGATTAAATCGGCATTTGATAAATATATCTGTTTTGGTAAAGAGTCACTTGATGATGGCGAACGCAAATTTCTTAACACTATTATAGATAGTTCAGGCGGATTTTTAGTAGTACCTGAATATGCTCAAACAGTAGAAACAAAAGAATTTGATAGTCACGGATTCATGGGAGCTTGTAATACAAGAGTTATAGGATCAAGTGAATTTAAAGAAATTATCGACTGGGAAGACTACGATCAATCATTTTATGAAAATGAACTTGACGAAACAACTCCTTCGGACGATCAGGACTTCAAGGAAGTTACTATACACGCAATACAACAGATCTATACAAAGAAAATCACAAGAAATACACTAGAAGATTCAATGATTAATATTGAGTCATATATTTTAGAACAATTGAGAATGGGAATGTTACGCAAAGATGGCACAAATCTAATTACCGGTAATGGTGTTGATAAGCCCCGCGGTATTTTGACATACGCAACAGGTTCAACATACGGAACTATCGAACAAGTCACAGGAACTACGGGAGCAGGCGTAGTCGGATGGTTAGAAATTCTCAAACTATTACCTAGCGCACTTAAAGATAATTATCATGCAAACGCTTCTTATGTAATGCCTAGAGCTGCATTTTTCAGCATTTTGACTGATAAATCTGGAGGTACGGAATTTCAGGTAGGTTCACAAATTAATTTCTTTGATAAATCAGGGGTTTCAATGAGACTTTTGGGATATCCAGTAGTTTTTGAATCTGCAATGCCTGCAGTAGCTTCAGCCTCACTCTCTATAGCATTTGGTGATATGAGAAGAGCATATACTTATGTAAAACGTTTAGGCGTTTCTATCATAAGAGACGAAACAAATCCAAGATATATAAAACTGCATTTAAGACAGCGCGCTGGTGGTAATGTAATTAATTTTGAAGCATTGAAACTTCTAAAAACTAAATCATAAGATATAATAATTATATAACTCCCCATTTTTTATTAAGTGGGGAAACATTTTAAAATAAGGGATTATAAAAATGCACAAAGATGGAATATCAAGAACAGAAACAAAAGTAATGTTAGCACCAGTTGCTATCAGTACAGATACTACAACTACGAGTGTAATAATTGACACGAGAGGTTATGACTCAATGAAAGTAAGTGTTGTAGCTGGCATAGTAACTGCCGGTGATGTAGTAATTACAGCGTTAACAGAATCAGCAGATAGTGCAATGTCTGGAGCAACAGCAGTTCCATCCGCACGTCTTATAGGAACTCTCGCAGCTAATACAGCAGTTGACACAACTAATGAAGTAGCGAGTGTAGGGGTTGTTGCAAATTTACGTTACGTAGAATGTGTTTTAACATCGGCTAACTCATGTGATATGTTAGTTTCAATTATTGCAGAATTGGGAAATGCAGTAGTAGCATCAACAGTATAAAATAAAATATAGGCTAGCCTAGAAAACTAGCCTTTTAAAAGGATTTAATATGAGAGTCAAATATCTAAAAGACATGCCAATTTGTTATGATGGATTTACAAGAACAGAACATAAAAAAGGCGACATTGTAGATATAAAAGACTTAAAACTTGTCAAAGAATTAATAGCAAGTAGAAGTGTTAAAGAATACAATGAGCAGGAAGAAAAGCAAATAGCTCAGTATGAAAACAAGATGGTTAAAAAAGTTAGAAATAAAAGACAGGTTAAAAGTAAATGATATTTCCATACATTGAACAATCTCGAGCAGATGTGTTGCCTATGTCACTCTCGTATGCAAAAGAGTATTTGCATATTGACAGCGCAGATACTTCTCATGACGTCACTGTAGGATACATGGTGAAAGCAGCACGCGACTTTTTTGAAAAGCATACAAACGTAACAACAACAGAAGTAACTTATAAAACATTTAGACTAAACTTTAATGATCGCTGTTTTCAGATACGTAAAAAACCATTACTGGCTATCAGTTCAGTTAAATATTATGATACAGATGATGTATTACAAACAGTAGACGCTAGCAATTATTATATAGTTGAAGATAATCATTATAATTTTTTAGGATTTAAAAGAGCTTTTAGTGCGCCTAGTCTATCGGAAGATAATGGCTGGCCAATACAAATAACTTTCACAGCAGGATATAGTGCACTAACGGATAAAATATCAGACGACATGAAAGACGGAATTTTAGCACATGTAGCTAAGATGTTTGAGAATAGAGGAGATTCGTTCGAGTTCGATAATTCAAATTTAAATAGGCTAGTTCCTAGAACAACAAAGTTAGCAATAAGATCTTATAAAGTTCAGGAATTAGGGGGATAGAATAAAATGAAATTAATAGCAAGACGCAATGTACGTATATCGTGCAATAATGAAGTTATTCAGATTAAAAAGGGCCAAAGAATACCTACAAAGAGTTTGCCTATATCTGAAGAAGATATTAAATCATTAAGTAATAGTTCAGCATTTAGAATTGAAAAAGAAAAAGAAAATAAATGAAATACGGTTTTAATAGCTCAAAAATTAAAAGATCAACAATAGGCGATATGCGATACAGGCTAGCAATAGAAACTTTTATGCCTATGCCAGCAAATGATCTATCAGGACAGATGACAGACACCATATCCGTTATAGCAACAGTTTGGGGAGCTATGGAAACAAAGGCAGCTGGATCGTTTAGATTATTAGGTATTAATCTTGATGAAACAGAAGCACCAACACATGTTTTTTATATTAGATTTTGGAAAGCAGAATTTTTAGAAGCACGTTTTATTAGTTTTAATGGAAACCGGTATAAAATAATAAAACCACACGATATAAGGGGTAATCAACAAAGCAATTATCAAATTAGTTTTAACTGCGTTTTTAAGGGTGCAGTAGGTAAAAAAGCAAGCACTTATAAATAAGAAGGAAAAAAGAAAATGACATTCGCACCTAAAAAATATTCACATACGCAGTTGGCAGATACAAAAACTGCATTAGTAACTGCAGGCTCAAATAATACAATACATATTCGTAGTATTCAATTACATAATACTAATACATCAAATGAAGACGCAATAATTTATCTTAATGATGGAACTAGCGATTTAATTATACATAAAATAACAATAAAACCAAACGAAACTGTTCTAATTGAATATAGCCGAGGCAGTATGATACTAGCGCCTACTGACATTATATCAGGATTGACAGACACAGCATCAAAAGTCACATGTACAGTCACAGGCGAAGAAGCAATAGGCGTATAATAAAAGAAAAGGAATTTAGAAAATGGGAATTACAAGAACAGTTAATACAGTGACAGAGTTCACAGACCCTACATTTACATCACCAGACATAAGAACTGGAATTGATGATATAAATGGAAATGAGTCAATTTTAATAGCAGCAACAGCCACAGCAGTTAATGAAATAACAGTAACAAATGCAGCAACAGGCGATGCACCTGCAATAACAGCAACAGGCACAGATACAAATATAAATTTATCATTAGCAGGAAAAGGCACAGGTGTTGTAGATGCTGGCGCGCTTCTTTCAGCAACTGCGATTAAAGCTACAGAATTGTTTGTAGGTGCAACAGGAGCAGAAGTTCAAATATTAGCAACTCCAGCGGAAATAAATTTACAGTGTGATATATCAGCACAAACAGAAGCTATTACAACTGGAGCAATTTCAGTAACAAAAAGAATTACTGTTCTTGATACGACTGCAGGAGCTGTATTATTTACATTAGCCGCACCTGACGCAACAATGCTAGGACAAGTTAAAGTAATTAATTTTGTTACAGACAATGGAGACGCAACTCTGACTCTTACAAACGTGCAAGGCGGGAGTGCAGCTACAACGTGTACGTGGGCAAATGTCGGCGAAGAATTAGTATTAGTTGGCGGTGTTTCAAAATGGAATGTTGTATCCGAAGGTGGAGTAGTATTATCATAAGCAATGTGGTCATTTGACCAATGAACATAAAATGGGATCTTCAATGGTCTCATGCTTAAATTTAAATAGAATATAAGGCTTAAAAATGTATCCAGTAGTCACAATAGACGAAAAGAGCAGAGAAGTGTTATTAGACTTCGGGAATATGGATAAAAACTTTCGTGGTGCGATTAGAAGAGGTCAGATAGCAAACGGTAGCTCATTAAAGAAACATTTACGCGCAGGTATTAAAAATCCGCCTAAAAGCGGGATTAAACATAGAAGTTTACCTAATATTAGTTCACGCGCTGGAGAATATCCTGCAACACAATCAGGGAAGCTAATGAATAGCGTTGAATATCGGACATCTGGATTAAATATGAAAATAGGGTATATTAAAAAATATGGTAAGTTTTTAGAGCTTGGAACAAAGAATATGGATGCTAGACCCGGATTAATTACAACAATTAGGAATAATTTATTTAGACTCAAATATAATTTTATGAGAGAATTAAATCGAGGATTAGGAAGAAAATGATTTCACAAATTATAAAATCCATGATATTTAATATTGCAGATTATTCAAATAAACTGAATGATTATAATGTAATCACAGGTGTAAATTCTGATTCAGGTAGTATATTATTAACATGCGAAGATGATATCGATAGTAATTTATTAGAAGGCAATTATATTCTTATTACAGGGGCATTATTTAAAAATGAATTAGAGTCATTAACCGCGGTCACTGGTGGATATTTAGTTGAGACTACTGTTAATCATGATTTAACAGAAGATTTTCAGACAACAATTAATTTGGTAGGTTTTGGCGGTAGTTGGGATGATACGTTTGTCATAGCAAGCATAAATGGTCCTAAAACTTTCACAATTACAACAAGCTTATCTTCACCAGCAGGAACAGCTTATCTTTTAGAAAATAGATATGGTTCGATAAGAGGTTTTCAGATTATAACTGCAATAGATGGAAAAACATTAACGTTTGCAAGCGATACATCATTTTTATTATACGATTTAACAAATGCTAAAATAAACTATAACTATAGGATTACAAGCGTCTTTGATGATGAGGCTGCAATAGCACATTATAACGCTAATTCGACTACAGACAAAGCTTGGGCTTATATTTTATACGATGGGACAATTGCTTCAAAGGATGTCAATATAGATTCTGATAGTATCGCAAAGATGTCACGCGTAGACGCTATATCACAGGAGATTATTATAGGATTTAGTATATTAGTAATTGAAGGATCTTCAAATTATAACACATCACAAGTAGTTCAAAATAGTTTAATTAATTTCAGGTATCCAATTCTAAAAAGTATTTATGGTTTACAAATTAACTTTGATAATTATCTTAATGCTGATAGACAAGGAGTAGTTTTTTTAGGAGATTCAGCAGCAAGCTATAAGGGAGGAATATATTTACATATTTATAATTTCCAGACTCAACTTTATTTAACGGTTTATGAAACAATAGAAAACAATGCAAGCGCAGCAATGCGTAGTATAGACTTAAGCTTATTATTAGAATACGATGATTACACTAACACTAAAAAAGAAGTAAAGATAATTTTACCAGAATAAACAAAAAAGGGGATAAAGAAGAATGACAACTATCAGACAACCTGCAGTAACAGTTAATAAGCTGCCTGCCGTATTACCTGCTGCATTAGAAGAACAAAAAGTTTTAATCGTAGGGCAAATGTTATCTACAGGAAGCGCCACGACTGGCATAATAGAAACTAATATAGTAGAAACTGAGATAGACGCAAAGTTCGGCCAAAAATCAATGGTAGCAGAACAATTAAGACAATCGTTTACAATTTTAAAGGAATCAGGAAGTGCAAGAATTCCTAGAATTGATGTATTACCATTTTCAGACGCAGGTGGATCAGCTGCAGCACAAGGGATAATTAGTATTACCGAAAAAGGCGGTTCTACAGCCGCCGCAACAGTTGGAGGAACATTAAACGTAATTATAGGTTCAGCTCAGCAATATACAATTCCTTATAATATTTCAGTGGGTGATAGTTTTACGGCAATTGTTGCTGGCGTTACTGCCGCAATTAATTCAACAACTTGTCCGGTAACCGCAGCCGTTGGATCAGTTACAGTAACAAATATTGAGATTGATTTTAATAATGCTGGAACAGTAGGTAATTTTATAGGCCTAGGATTTTCTGGCACAATTAATGATGGTACAGATGAAGTACTAGGGAACGTTCTTGTAGCTGTCACAGGTTTTGCCTCAGGATCTGGCGATCCTGCAACTGCAGATATTAATACAGCGCTTGATTTAATAGTAGAACGTTATCAAACAATATGCGCACCTAGTCAATGGGCCGTTGCAGATATTAAAACTTTCTTAAATACTCGTTTTAATGTAGATAATGAAATTTTAGACGGTGTTTGTATAACTCATAAAATTGATACAGCAAGTAATCTTGCAACTTATGCAACTACTACAAACAATAGTAATGCAGTCGTAGTTTTAGGAGATGAAGATCAAACAACTAGCAAGTACGCTGGTCCGCTATATCGTGAGTTTGACTTTTGTCAGTCATGCCATCTTGGTGTAATTCGCGCACTTAGACGCACTAACGGAGCTAATTTGATACGTTACGTAATTAACGGTCAAACATTTGACTTACAGGGAGGCCCTGAGTTAGCTTCATTGCCATACCATAACACGCCGCTTTATAATATTAACGTTGCAAATAGTTCATTAGGATTTAGCAAAACTGAAGTTGTAACACTAAACACGGCAGGTGTCACGCTGATCGGTAATAATATTTCTAATGCTCTAGTACTTTTAGGGACTACAGTAACAACATATAAAACAAACGCACAAGGACAAGCAGACGCAACATGGCATTTCCTAAATACTGTTGATACTGTTTCTGTTGCAGCAGAATATATATTTAATAGTTTTAAACGTGACTATGTACAAACTCGTTTGACGACAGGAAATCTTAGGGCTGGCCGTGGCGTTGCAAATGCTGAGTCAATACTTGCTAGCATGAAACAATATTATCTTGAACTTGCAGATCTTATGATCGTACGTGATTCTAAGACCGATATCAAGTTTTTCATGGAATCAATATTACTAGATATAGATTTAGTAACAGGCGCCGCAGTAATTGGAGCAAATTTACCTATCGTTGTTCAGCTTAGATCTATAGTTGCATCATTAATAACTACATTCTAAAATTTATAATAAAAGGAAGAAAAAATCATGGCAGACGCAACAAAAACACTAATTGATCCGCAAGTTTCAATTAATAATGAAATATTACAAGTTGTCCCTGGATCTAGTGCATATCGACGAGGTAAAGGTACTACTTCTGTAGACGTAACAAGCGCAGGAAACGGAAATACGGATATAGTAGTAGGAAAAGACGTATCAAGCAAAAAGGGTTATTTTAAAACCTCTGTAAGGAATACAGAGCAGAACGCAGCACAAATTGATGCACTAAAAGATTTAGATGGCGGATTAACCCTATCAATTAATGAAGGTTCGTTTAATATTATAATGAGAAAGGGCTCCATTATTAATGAACCTGAGTTCTCGTTTTCAAACGATTCTAATGTGGAAATTGAAATTGAGGGACTTCCCTTTCAATAATATTTATTATATTATATGCTTGATATATCACTTTTTTGTGCTATATTATAAGTAAGGTAATACTTTTTTGGTATATCAAGAAGCATTAAACAATTTAATAGATTAAGCCTCAATCTGGAGCTGGCGAAATTAATTACTCGCTAGTTCTGGATGTTATAATGAGGTTAATAATAAACAAACAAAAAAAAGAGGCTAAAAAATGAAGAAGAATTTTACGTACAATTTTGTGGATGAATTAGAATATGACGCACATGGTGATAAGGCTATCGCTGAAAGTATTGAAGTGAAAGCGCCTTCTAATAAAATAATGCCATTCGTGACAACTATTGAGTGTTTATATCGCAAGACATCATTTGATAGCATGGCGCGTCTACAAAGCATGCTATCCGCAGAAAAACTTCAAAAAATAATGGAACTGCAAGAAAGTTCAGAAATAAATAAAGAAGAAGTTGAAACACCTTCGGATGAGATTGTAAACAGTATGATGTCATGTTGCGAGGCTTCAGATATGGTTAAGGTCTATAATGCCTTTGATATGATTTTAAAAGATTCTGCAACATTAGATGATGGCGTAAAATTTGGTGGGACGTTATTTGCAAAAATGAGTCCTTTTGATACAAAATGTATCTTAGGAGAATATATAAAAAGTTTTTTTATCTCTTCCCCTCGAGTTTAGAATATTGTAACATAGATCTTCTCGAGGAGATGTTGAGCGTCTTAAGATTTTTAAAGGGCGGTGTTACGATAGAGTATTTAAACTCAGTTCCACTGCCTGAATTTTTCAATATAAAAAATAAATGTGTAAAAATAGCAGAACGAGAAAAAGATTCTGGTTAATAAATAAGAAGGTTAGATAATGTCAAATTTTAGTATTGCATATAATTTCAAGGCTATGACAAGCCATTTCCAGAAAAACGTTCATGCAATGCAACGTGACATGAAAAACTTTGAAAAGACTTTCCAAAAAAACAATCATTCTGCTTTAAAATTTGCTAAAAATCTTGATAAAATTGGAAGTTCAATGACTAGGAAGTTGACTTTGCCACTTATTGCAATGGGAACTGCTGGAATTTATTCTTTTGCTAAACTAGAGTCTGGTCTTACAAATACTCTTAACTTGCTTTCTAAAGATGAGATTAGTCAATGGGGAGGACAACTTAAAGATGCACAGGCTAAAGCAATAGAAATGGGATTTTCTATTGAGGATGTAAATAAAGGCTTATTTGATAATGTATCTGCATTAGGAATTAATAATAATGCTATGGCCTCATATAAAGAAGCACAAAAGCTTGCTATTGCCGGAAATACCACACTTTCTGCGTCAATAAATGGTATAACTAGCATAGTTAATGCGTATGGACGTGAGACAACTAATTCTATTGAAGTCTCAAATGCTTTATTCTCTGCACAGGTCAAAGGCAAGGTGACTGTAGAGGAATTAGCAAATAATATAGGTAAAATAGCACCAATTGCAAAAGCTGCCGGGATAGGTTTTAAAGATGCTCTAGCTGGATTGTCAGCAATGACACTAGGTGGTCTATCTGCAGAGGAGTCTTCAACTGCTTTACGTGCGACATTACAGGCTTTATTAAAACCAACAAAAGAAACAGCTAAATTATTAAAAGGATGGGGGGTACCAGTTGGACAGAGCGAACTTGCTGCTGCTGGATTAAGTAAGACATTAAAAGCATTAAATAACGCGATGGAAATAGGTGGAGATAAATTTTCAGAGGCTATCCCAAATCTTCGGGCGTTTATAGGGGCTGCAACACTATCAGATGATAAGTTAAAAATACTTGATGATACTGTTATAAAAATGGGGAATGACATTAAAAATGGCACTGGTTTACAAGAAGGTTATAACCGGATGCTTGCAACTGCGAGTCAGGAGCTTAAACAATTAAAAGGTAAATTCACTATAATTTTAGCGCAACTTGGAACTGAATTATTCCCAATAATTAAAAAAGTTATTGATAGAGGTTTATTACCAATGATAAAATTGTTTAAATCATTAAGTTCAGGCACTAAGGAATGGATTGTAAAATTAGGACTTTTATTAACAGTAGGCGGACCATTGCTTATTTTATTTAGTAAAGTAATTACTTCAATAATTGGAATTGGAAAAGTATTGGGAATTGTTAAAGTTGCAATGATGGGACTTACTGGTAATACTATAGCTGCCGCTGGATCAATGGGTGTTTTATCAAAAGCAGGATTTCTTGTAGGCGCTGCGCTCGGCGGATGGACCATAGGGAAGCTTATTGCTCAGATTCCTGTAGTGGACAAGGCACTAACTAAATTTTCAAACTATTTAATGGGTGATGAGTTTCTGCAAAAACAAGGTGCATTATCAGATACAAAACTTGCTATAGCTAATTTTATTAAACAAAAAAACAAAGAACAGGGTTTAAACATTAGAATAGCAGATGTAATAAATCCAATCCAGGATCTAAAACAGGCTAAATATATTAAAAAACAATTAGAAACAGGTCAAATAAAATTACAGTCGTTAATCACGCCATTAAATAATATTAAACAGTTAGAAACTCAATCAATAAATAAGCAGTCGTTAATTACGCCATTAAATAATATTAAACAGTTAGAAGCTCAACCAATAAATAAGCAGTCGT